TAGTAGTTCCGATTATAATACTATTAAAGATAATATCCAATATAAATCTGGAAGATAATATGAAAATTTTATTAGCTACGTTATTGGCAGTAACACCTGTTTCTGCTTCAGTGACTGATACTTCATTTCAAGAAGGATATTCAAAATCCCGTAAATGTTTTACTACAGAATATAGGGAAGAGTATATACCAGGCACTGCTGACAATCCTGGTTATGTACAATCATTCCATGAAACTCATGAGGTTCCTTGTAGGTATGATGCAGATTCTTTAAGGAATGGTGGATACACACGCAAGACCACAATACAATTTGACAATAATGATTGTACTGATGGTAAGATAGCAGGTGGATTAGTAGGTGGTGGACTTGGTGCTGCTATCTCAAGAGGTGATGGGCGTTGGTGGGCGATTCCATTAGGGGCAGTTCTTGGTAGTCGTATTGGATGTGAACTTGAAGGTGGTTAATTATGGCAATTTATGATGATGTGAAAATCACTATCAACCTTAATGAGTTGGTAGAGGCTAGAGCAAAACTTTTATCTCAATATGAAGATTACTCACACGCAGTAGCAACTGGTGAGTATCTTGATGGTGAAGATATTGATAGAATTGCAGTAAAACTGAGAGAGACTATTACTTGGGACGCACTCTGGTTTATGATAGATGGTGCTATACTAGATTATATGGGTTTAAAGGATCCAAATAAACCTCATTATGGTGAAACTGCTGGTGATGAACCTGCTAAAACTTATGAGAAGAATAGGCAACAGTTTAAGATGGTTAAATTAGAATCACCATCATGGACAATAGAAGTACCAGTACGTAAGAAAAAATGAAAGTAGCAATTATAACTGACCAGCATTTTGGTGCTAGGAAAGGTGCTGATTATCTTCATAAGTATTTTAAAAAATTTTATGAAGATGTTTTCTTTCCTACTATAGAATCTGAAGGTATCACCACTGTAATTGATATGGGTGATACCTTTGATAATAGAAGAAATATTGATTTAGCATCATTAGAATGGTCTAAAAAGGTTTACTTTGATAGATTGAAATCTATGAAAGTAAAGTTACATAGTATTGTTGGTAATCATACTGCATATTATAAAGATACTAATGAAGTTAATACAATAGATCTTTTATTAAAAGAATATAATAATATAATAACTTATTCTTCTACTACAGAAGTAAAATTTGATAAATTAAAAGTTTTATTTGTTCCGTGGATTAATTCTGAAAATTATAATGATACTCTTAATTTAATCAAGAAATCTAAATGTAAAGTTGCTATGGGGCATCTTGAGTTAAATGGATTTACTGCTACTCCAGGACATACTATGGAACATGGTATGGATAGTAAACCTTTTGATAAATTTGAAAAAGTCTATTCGGGTCATTATCATCAAAGGTCTGATAATGGAAAAGTATTTTATTTGGGTAATCCATATGAGATGTTTTGGAATGATGTAAATCAAACTAGAGGATTTCATATCTTTGATACAGATACAATAGAGCATACACCAATTAATAATCCTTATAAGTTATTTCATAACATATATTATCAGGATCAAAACTATAAGTTATTTGATGCAAGAGAATTAAAAAATAAAATTGTAAAGGTTATTGTGAGGCAGAAAACCGACCAAAAACAGTTTGAAAAATTTATAGATAAATTATACTCTTCTGGTATTCAGGAACTTAAAATAATAGAAAATTTCCAATTACATGAAAGTGGTGATTTTGAAGTTGAAGATACTGAAAATACTATTGGTATTTTGAATAGGTATATTGATGAATCTGATTTTGAAGGTGATAAGACAATGATAAAGGGTATATTGCAGAAAATATATGCGGAGGCTTGCGAGGTAGACTAATGTATCTACTTACGTTAAAACATCAACAAGACGAAGGTGCTTATGCTGTTCTTAATCGGTATGGGGAAAAGGTTTTGTTTTTGTTTCAACAGGAGGATGATGCAGAAAGATATGCAATGCAGTTAGAAGAGCAAGAAGATAATAAGATGGATGTAATAGAGGTTGATGATAACCTTGCAATTATTACGTGTAGACGCTATAATTATAAGTATGCTGTGATTACACCAAATGACATCGTTATACCGCCAAAATTGAATGATAACATTCCAGAAGATTAGATGGAAGAATTTTCTGTCGACTGGTAATCAGTTTACAGAAGTTGATTTTCAAGAAAATGCAACAAATTTAATAGTAGGCACCAATGGTACTGGTAAATCAACAGTCCTTGATGCCTTAACTTTTGGTTTATTTAATAAACCCTTTCGTAAAATTAATAAAAGTCAATTATTAAACAGTACCAATGAGAAGGATTGTTTAGTTGAAGTTGAATTCTGTATTAATAATAAAGAATATTTGGTTAGAAGAGGAATAAAACCTAATATTTTCGTCATAATTGTAGATGGTAATGCTTTACATAAAGAGGCAGATGATCGTGTAATGCAGAAGATGCTTGAGGAAAATATTCTTAAGGTTAATTATAAGTCATTTACCCAGATTGTTATATTAGGTAGTAGTGCTTTTGTACCTTTTATGCAGTTAACTGGTGCAAATCGTAGGGATGTGATTGAAGATCTTTTAGATATTCGTATTTTTTCTGCAATGAATAATCTTATTAAAGATAAAATACGGACTCAAAAGGATAATATAAAAACTTTAGATCTTAAAAAAGAAAATGTAAAAGATAAACTTGATATGCAGGAAAAGTTTATTGATGAATTAGAGAATCGTGGTAAGAAACATATAGAAGATAAGATGGGTAAACTTAAAGTTTTAACTGTTGAGGCAGATACTCATTTAGATCATAATCAAATACTAGAATCAAATGTTGGTGACCTTACAAAGGAACAAGAATCATTGGTTGGTGTTAATAAAAAGTTAAAGAAACTAAACAATTTAAAAGGTAAAATATCTCAAAAGGTAGCAACAATTACTAAAGACCATAAGTTTTTCACAGACAATACAGTATGCCCTACTTGCACTCAATCTATAGAAGAATCATTTAGGTTAAATAAAATTGACGACGTTCAAAATAAAGCAAAGGAGTTGCAATCTGGTTATAAAGAACTAGAGGAAGCAATTCAAAAAGAAGAGGAACGAGAACGTCAATTTACAACACTATCAAAGGAGATTACTAAACTCAATAATGGCATTTCTCAAAACAATACTCGAATCTCTGGATGCAACAAACAGATCAGAGATTTGGAATCGGAAATTCAGACACTTACCGATCAACTTGCAAACAGAAATACTGAACATGAAAAGTTAGAAGAGTTTAAAGAAAATCTCCAAAATATTTTTAAAGAATTAGCAGACAAGAAAGAAGAGATCATTTACCATGATTTTGCATATTCTTTGTTAAAGGATGATGGAGTAAAGACAAAAATAATTAAAAAGTATCTACCTCTCATCAATAAGCAGGTTAATCGTTATCTGCAGATGATGGATTTCTATATTAATTTTACTCTTGATGAAGAGTTTAATGAAACTATCCAATCACCTATTCATGAGAAGTTTTCCTATGCATCTTTTTCTGAAGGTGAGAAGATGAGAATTGACCTTGCACTTTTGTTTACTTGGAGGGAAGTTGCTAGGGTTAAAAATTCTGTAAATACCAATCTATTAATTATGGATGAGGTATTTGACAGTTCTCTTGATGGTATGGGCACAGACGAATTCTTGAAGATTATTAGATTTGTAATTAAGGATGCAAATGTATTTGTCATATCTCATAAAGCAGATCTTCATGATAAGTTTGAAAGTGTAATTAAATTTGAAAAGGTTAAAGGTTTCTCACGAATGGTTTCTACATAAATACCTAAAAACCTTTTAACAATGGCTTGGCATATTAAAAAAACTAGTCTTCTTGGATCTTCTGCTGTAGGTACTGTTTATTTCAAGGGTGGTAATTCTTGGACAGAGAATTATGACAATAGAAAGACTTATACTTCACAAGCTAAAGCAAAGGAAGAAGATTTTATTTGGAAGAAAAAAACCAATAATGGTTGGGATGTAGTTGCTGTGAATGAGAGTGCATAATGAAAACATATCAACAGTTTTCCGAGGATGCCAAGGAAATTAATAAATTGAAAGATACTTTCACGAATAATCGTGGAGTACAAAAACTTACGGGTAATCTGAAGAAAGGAAAGATTGATATTAAAGATCTTAAAAATTTTGCACATAGTGATGATGCCAAAAATCTTAAGAGTGCAGCTTTAAATGCACTTATTAATGTAGGTCAAGGATACCTTGATAAGGCAAAAAAGAAGGTAAACTAATGAAAACTTATAAGCAGTTTAATGAGGATCTAAAATCTTGGTGGAATAAAGGTAAGAATGTTAGGATTCCTAATGAAGATACTGCTAGTTGGAAAACTTTATGGGATGATGATATTAAACAAGTATCCCATTCTGATAAAGCATTTAAATCAGGTAAAACAAATTGGAAAACTTTGAGACCGTTGAAAGGATTTACTGATCCCAAATTAAGAGGAACTGGTCCGACTCCTATACAAAGACAAATTGTTGGGAGATCCGTAAAAACTGCTAAAAAAGCCTTGCCTTTAGCAGGAAAGGTTGCTAAATTAGTATTGAGTCGAGGTCGAAAAGTTTAATGGGTTATCCAAATCGTCCAGTTGATATGTCAGATTCCTTTAAAGAGGATGGGTGGGAGTATTGTAAATATCTTATTACAGACCCTAGATCTGATGCATATTTACAAAGAAACAAAGAGAAAGAAGAGGAAGAAGACTCTTAAATTTTAATTATTGGATAGTATTATGAAAGTAATGATTGTTGGTCATGGTTATGTTGGATCTGCTGTGGCATCTATATTTGATGATGAAGAGAAAGTAATCATCGATCCAAAGTTTAATGATAATAAGATATCTGACTTTTCTGAACAAAAGTTTGATGCTGTCTTTGTTTGTGTAGATACTCCTAAAGGTAATAATACAACATTACTCAATAAGGTTTTAGGTGAGATAAACGAATATATTGGTAATAATACTCCAGTCTGTTGTAAGTCAACTTCTACACCAAAGTATTATGGGAATGCAGAAGAAACCTTTACTAATATAAGAGTTCTTCATAGTCCAGAATACTTAAGTTCAAATAATAATATTGAGAAGTTCCAGAAGCAGACATTCTGTATTGTTGGTGGAGAGATTAATGCATGTCATATTGTCACTTCTATTTTTGTTGAAAGATTAGATTTTCTTCAAAAAGAAAATACCCATGTTACTGATATTAAAACAGCAGCATTGGTTAAGTATTCGGAGAACTTCTTTTTAGGTATGAAGGTTACTTACTTTAATGAATTGTATGAGATTCATAAGAGGATTGGATGTGATTCTACATTTGATGAGTTTCGTGCTCTGTCGGGTGCCGATCCACGAATTGGCACATCACATACCCAAGTTCCTGGTTGGGATGGTAGATTTGGTTGGGGTGGACATTGCCTAGATAAAGATAACTATGAGTTTATGAATTTCTCGGAAAGTCCCCTAGTCCAATATATCTTTAACCTTAACAACACTCATAGACAGAAGAGTCATGAACACTCCTAACTGGCAGCATCACTCCAAGAAGGATGCGAAACGAAAACTGAAACCACAAGCTTTACGCTCTGCAAGAGAAAGGCGTAGACAGTTGATAAAGTGTCTACACAACCGCCCCAAGAGGCGGTTTTCTAGTATAATAGGTACATCAAGAGAAACAAACGATGACTGTTCGCCACGAAATCAAATCACAACTTGCAAAATTACTTGCTACAGAAGATTTAGTAGTAGAGCATAAGAAAGTAGATACCGCTGAATTTAATGTTCATACAAGGGTTCTAACATTACCTATGTGGGAGAAGGCAAGTAATAATGTATATGATATGCTTGTGGGACATGAGGTTGGACACGCTCTTTATACACCTGATGTTGATTGGTTTGTAGATCGTAAGATATCACAACAGTTTGTTAATATTGTAGAAGATGTAAGAATTGAAAAATTAATAAAGCGTAGATATGCTGGTTTATTAAAAACTTTCTTTAATGCTTATAATGAATTAAGTGATAATGATTTCTTTGATGTTCAGGGTAAAGATCTTAATGAGTTAAATTTAGCAGATCGTATTAATCTATATTTCAAGATTGGTAATTTTGTTGATATTGATTTCACTCTTGAGGAAATGATATATGTGAATAAAGTAGATAGTTGTGAAACATTTGAAGAAGTTCTTGATGCTGCTGAAGAATTATACAACTATTGTAAGCAGCAAATGGAAGAGCAAGAAACTATTGCTCCAATAGAAGGAACTGGTGAGAATGAAGGATCTCTAGAGGAAAATGATACTCCTGCTGATGGTCAAGGTGAAGAAAAGGATGGAGAAGTTGATATGGAATACCAACCAAAATCTTCTTTAGATAGCGGACCTGTACTTGAGGATTTTGAAGATATGGGTGGTAATATGGGTGGAGATGAATATAATGATGAACCACAAGCAGAAACTGTTAAGTCTTTAAGTGATGCACTTAAGAATCTTGTTGAGAATACTGGTGTTGAAAATTCTTATATTGAAATGCCTGAAATTTATTTGGATAAGTTAATTATTCCCAATAATGCAATATATGAAATTTGTGAGCAGCATTGGGATGATACTGTAAAAACTTATCAAGAAAGTTCTTACTACAAAGAGAATCCACATTTTGCAAAAACCGCAGAAAATTTATTTGAGCATGTGGATGGTGAATTTTATAAATTTAAAAAATCAGCACAAAAGGAAGTTAATTATCTCGTAAAAGAATTTGAGATGAAGAAATCTGCTGGTGCATATGCTCGTGCTACTACTGCTAGAACAGGAGTTCTTGATACAGCAAAACTTCATACCTACAAGTATAGTGAAGATCTTTTCAAAAAAGTAACCATACTTCCTGATGGTAAGAATCATGGATTAGTTTTTGTTCTTGATTGGTCTGGATCTATGCATACTGTGTTAATGGATACTCTTAAGCAACTTTATAATCTATTATGGTTCTGTAAGAAAGTTCAAATACCTTTTGAGGTATATGCTTTTACTAGTGATTTTCCTTATGGTGTTGATCCTGAAACTGGTGAAAGACCACCATCATATAATAAGGTAAAAAATACTGTTGATATTCCACATTGGTTCTCACTTATGAATATGTTTACAAGTAAGTGTAATAATAAAACTCTTGAGAGTCAAATGAAGAATATATTCAGAGTTGTTAGTGCTATGGATCATGAAACATATACCATCTATAGAGAACCTAGTGCAATGAGATTGTCAGGAACACCATTAAATGAAACACTCTTATCATTACATAAGATCTTACCAAAATTCAAAAAAGAACATAACTTACAAAAAGTTCAATGTGTAATATTAACTGATGGTGAAGCACAACCAATGAGAGTTACTAGACAAGTTCATAGACATTGGGAAGATGAACCATATCTAGGAACAGTGTATATGGGTAACAATTGTTTCTTACGTGATAGGAAAACAGGAAATACTTATAATATGAATGTTGAATGGTATCAACAAACTGATGTTCTAATTGAAAATCTAAAACATAATTTTCCTGACATGAATTTTATTGGAATTAGATTACTTTCAAGTAGGGATGCTGGTCATTTTGTTCGTAGATATTGTGGATATGGAACTGATATTCATGATAAAGTAATGGCAAGTTGGAAAAAGAATAAGTCTTTTGCAATTAAAAATTCTTCTTTTGATAGTTGGTTTGGATTATTATCAACTGCATTATCTTCTGATGATGAGTTTAATGTGAATGATGATGCAACAAAGGTGCAAATCAAAAGAGCATTTATTAAGAGTTTAAAGAATAAAAAAATGAATAAGAAAATATTGGGAGAATTTATTGAGTTAGTTGCTTAATTAAATTCGATAAATAGACTTGATGATTATTTAAAGCAATGGCTAGAATTACTTCAAGACAGGCACAGGAATTAATGGATGCCTACGCTAAGGTTTATGAACCCAAAGAAGAACCTGCAGTAGAAACACCTGTTAACGAAACACCTGTTGAAGATATTCAAGAGAATATTGTACGTCCTTCTGAGAGATTTAAGAGAAGTCAGCAAACTCAAACAAACTTAAAACAGGCAACTGCAGGATATAAGTTTTCAGGAACTAGAGATTCATCTGGTGCATTAAGTAGTCTTCGTGCAGATCCAGTAAAGACTCAAAATAATCAATCTACACAACCACAACAAAGACCTGCTGCACAACAACCACAACAAAGATCAGCAACTGGTGGTCAACCACAAGCTAATGCTGGAACTCAAAAACCTGTTGCACAAGGTGGTGGGTCTCAACAGCAACCTGTAAAAACTGTTGGTGGTCAAGGTAATAGACAAAGACCAGTAAAAACTGGTGGTATTCAGGCAGGTAAAGCAATTAGAGGTGGATTAAGTAGATTAGGATCTCTTGCAGGTAAAGCTGTTGCTGGTGCTCGTAATGTTGCTAGTAATGTTAAGCAAGGTGCTCAAGCTGTTGCTGGTGGAATCAAGCAAGGTGCTCAAGCTGTTGCTGGTGCATTAGCAAATAAAGGACCAATACAAGGAAGAGCAAGTGGTCCTCAAAGAAGAGCACAACAAGCTCAAACTAGAGCAGCAAATGCTGCACCTGTTGCTACAAGACCTGTACAAGGACAACAACCTGCTGCAAAACCTGTTGTTACACAACAACCTGCTGCAAAACCTGCTACACAATTAACTGGTGCTCAACGGGCTCAGCAGATGGCAAAGAAAAGAATAGCTGCTGGTAGAAATACAGTTACTGGTGAACTTAAATCAAAACCACCTGTTAGAAAAGTTACTTCCGTAATGGATATGGAAGGTTATGATACTGTGTTTGATGATACAGTTCAGTTTTTAGTTTCTGAAGGACATGCTAAAGATGTATCTGAAGCAATGTCTATAATGAGTGAATCTGAATTTATAGATGCCTTTAATCAGGAACTTAACGAATAAATAAAAAGAGAATTAGATTAGTACTATGAGTAGATTTGGTGATTTATTAAAAACTGGTGAAGTGCATTCTGCATTTGAAGAAGAAAATTCTTCTGTAGTAACAGAATCTGCACCACAACCTATTACACCACCTCCAGTGGTAGAACCTGAACCAACTCCAATTACACAAGCATTTGTTAATCCATTAGATGAAATGCCTGTTGCTAATGGTGATAGTATTCCAAACTTTAAGAAAATGTCGAAATTTGAATTAGAGGAATATGGTAGAACTGTGGGTATTGAATTGGATAGAAGATTAAGTCAGAAGAAATTGGTAAAACAACTCAAGGAACATATTGGAAGATAAACCAGTTTAAAAACTGGCATAAAGAGGGACACTATCCCTCTTTTTTTGTCTATAATATGTTTATTGAAACGAAACAAATCATGGCTTTTGAACTTAAAATGACCGAACAGCAAGCAGTTGATGGATTAAGAAGCACATACGGTACAGAATTTACCACTGCCGATGTTCGTGCTTTTTGTGCTATGAATGATATTGCATATGCAACCGTCACAAGAAAAATACAAAAATATAAAGTATCTAAAGGTAAGTGGAACCTTGAAGTTACTACAGCAGCAGTTGAGAACATTGAGAAATCATTTAGTGCTCCTGCAGTTCAACCAGTTGTTGAGCAAGATCTAGTACCTGTAAAAGATTCTACATTTGTTCCTTTTGGGAATTTCAAAGATGTTAAAAAAATTATACAAAGTCGTAATTTTTATCCTACTTTTATTACTGGTCTTTCTGGGAATGGTAAGAC